TTGATTTCATGGTTTGAGATGCACCTTTCCTGACCAACTCCTGTTGTTCTGAAAATGTCCTCATGCCGCATATCACGCTGAAGTCTTGCTTGGTTACACCTATGGCGTACTTCACGACAGTTACCAGACTTTCGTTTACACTTTCTAGCCTTGACAGGCTGCGTTTTCCTAACTTGTATCCCATACCTACTTCTTTCCAAAAAACTTGCTTACAGACCGCATACCTATACTAGCACTAACAATCCCACCTAATGCAATTTGATACCACTGAGGCATAACTTCCAAAGCCATAAAGCCCTTAGCAACTATGTCATTTCCCCAATCTCCGCAGAAGGCTAATATTAGTGGAATACTAAAAAGTAAGGTAATCCATTCATCCTTCCAAGAATTATCAGCGCCCTTTATAGCTGCAATATCCCAATCAATCTCACCTGTAAGTTGCTTTTTACGCACCTCTGCTTCGGTTAGTTTGATCTGTGTCTTACCGTCTATTACCGAAGTAGCTAAACCTGTAAGACTGCTTATAAGTTGTGTTATCATTTTTCGTGACTCAACCAAACGGCGAATGCGCCCGTCATGGCTCCCGTTACAACAGAAATTAAACTGGCCTGTTGTGTAGACAAATCAGGCATAGATAACGCCCACTCTATGCAGCGAACATATACCACTGTCATAGTAAACATCATAAAACGGGGTAACAGCTTATACTCTAGTACCCTAGCAAATGCTATATTCATCAGAAACCTCCTTTAAGGCCATCTAATATTTCGGACAAACTAGGCCGTTTATCCTTTTTTTCATAGACGCAACTAAAGACTTTTGGACACTCTGAAAAACTGCGCGTGGGGTAATGATATCCCAACCCACCAAAACCCGCACTAAATCTATACACACATACCTTTTGGTCATTTACGTCTGTAAACCTCTTCCATAGGTGACACTTCACATGAGTTGGGTTAGCAACTCCCGCAAGTGTTATTGATAGTATTAGCGCATTTATCACTGTGTAGCCAATACTATTAAATATAGGCCACCACCTAACACACTAAGAATACCTAAAGACAGGCCACCAATAGCCGCATTATTTGCCATTTGTCTTTTTGCTTCCATAGCTGCGTACACCGTATCTTCTCTTTCTTTACGTATTTGCCTACGCATACCTAACATTTCATCATAGGTTGACGGGCCAAACCTCATATTAAGCATAAACTTAATCTCTTTTTCTCGCTCTAACAGAGTCTTCTTACGGACAACAATGTCCATAGCCTCTTGCTCTATGTCACCAGAATGAGATTGTTTCTCTAAGAACGTAGGCTTCTTACGTTGTGACTCAGCCTTAGATATATCTGCGACTGCACTATACCATGCACCGAGTTGTTTGCTTACGTCTTCTATCTCACGCCCCGCACCGACCAGCATCTTAACGCCCTTAAAGGCAGCATTAGCAGCAGCAAACGCAGTGATAGGATCAATCATAACTACATACGACTAAGTATAGTTAGGAGCATAATAATAGTTGCACCAGACGTTGCTATAAGCACTGTTTCAAGCCGTTTGACGCGGGTAAATACTTCTTTAAATTGTATTCTAACCTCTGTTTGTATAGCTGTCATATCTCGCTCCAGTGCGCCTACACGATCTTCTAAATCCATACTCGTAAACCTTATGCGTATACTGCATTATCAGTAGTTAATGCAGCGTTCCATTGTAGATTTTGCCCTGACTTCCCTGTAACTTGTACTTGTAATACTCCTGCCGCAGAGTTCCCTGCAGCTAACAACACAGGGTTTGTGTAACTACCTGCGTTGGATATTGGAGAGATTCCTTGAGAAACAATTACACAGACTCCGCTAGCTTCTCTACGAATCAAGGCTTTGACTTCCCATGCACTAACATTAGTGCCACCGCCTACTTGCTGACGCATGACTATAGTTCCGGTTATACTCATAGCCGTACTTACAGGAAGTAGAATTTGATTGCTTGTGCTGGGAGTGCTACCATTAGTTGTAAGATTTGTAAGTGAGTTACTACTAGTAGCAATACCTAATTTTACCAATCCTTTATAGGTTGCGTCTGCCCATGCTCCTGCAGTAGCCCCTGCATTGATTGTTAGAACTTGCCCTGCAGTGCCCAGACTAGCCGGTATATTAGCGCCTACGTCAACGCCATCTACAGTCCCAGAAACACCTAGATTACCGTCAACGGTTGCGCCACCTGAAGTAGTAGAAAGTTTTGCTACGTTGTTAAAACGTAAAACTACACCACCATCTTTAGTAGCTGCTAACATAGTTTCTACACCGTTTGCAGATTTTACGGCAAAGTCATTATCAGTTTGTATGGTAAAATTGCCTGTACCATTAACCAAAGTAGCCGCACCTGTATGTGATACTACAAACGTGTTACCCTGACCAAACCTAGCTTCTTGTGTCGTAAACTCTATATTTTTACCGTTACAGTCTAATGTACCACCTAGTTGTGGAGACGTGTCCGCAGCAACAGAACCTATACCACCTAAAGCGGCAAGGGCTGCAGTAGCTGTACCTGCGCCTGTACCTCCGTCAGCAATAGCTAAATCGGTTATACCCGATATGGACCCACCGTTAATTGTAGGTGCTGTTAATGTCTTGTTTGTAAGTGTTTCTGTACCCGCAATAGTAGCTAATGTACCTGTTGTAGGAAACGTAACATTGGTTGTACCCGTGGTAGTCAGAGTTAACGCATTGGCTCCTGCAGTAGTAAGATTTCCTGCAAGAGTTAACGTACGACCACCAATGGACAACGAAGTTACGTTGGTCACGGCTTCAACTACATTTGTGCCATCACAAAATAACAAAGAAGATTTGGTTGTTGGGATCGCAATGCCTGTACCACTAGCAGTTTTTAACGTGACTGTTTGTGCAGTAAGGTTCTGCATAATATACATTTTACTAACCGCAGGACATATTACTGTAGCCGCACCTGTTAGTGAGGTACTGGTATCCGTAAGAGTCAACATAGCTGACCTAGAAGACGCTGCGGCTCCATTTGCCACAGATAAGGTAGCTGAGTTAGTAGACCATGTATTTACTACAGACCGTCCTGCAACGGCTTCTTCTACCATAGACGTTATACTATCGTTTACTGTATTACCCCAGTTCCCTGTTAATTCACCTTGAACAGGTAGGGCTAGTTTTAATATCGGTGTAAATTGCGTTGCCATTGTAACCTCATCTAGTTCACAGGTAGCCAGTTAGGGTCTGGCGGCGTTTGTGCGTCATCAATTTCTTGCCACGTTAGTAGCTGCCCTACTGCGCCGTTAGCTGCAAGTCCTGTTACGGGTACGGGAGCGTTTATCTTAACTTCAACTACGCCTATTTGTGAAAAGGCTCTTACTGGCGTAGGTATAATTCTACTATTTATATTAACAGTTATAGTGCCTACAGCAACATCACCAGCTACTCCTGAAGGCAGTACATTAGCGGCTCCCGAAACATTTACAGTACCTACAGCGTTATCTGCAGCTACTCCTTTAGGGGATACTATCAGTCCTTGTCCGGTTACGATAGTAACAGCACCTACTGCACCATCTCCAGCCACCCCTGAAGGTAACGCAACTGCTGCACCAGAAACAACAACTGAACCCAGCGCCGCATCAGCAACTACAGCATCTGCAAATACTATTGCCGCGCCTAGTGATGCTAAGGGGGCAGAAGCTAGGGGAGAAAAACCTAACATCAGCTAGGCTCAACGGGCCAAGTTACGTCTGGAAACCCAGATTGTGCGGGTACATCACGCAGTGCCTGACGATACGTCTTCCAAGCGTCAGTAATACGGTCAGCTAGTGCCATGTGGTCAGACGCAGATAATAGTTTGTTACGTTCTTCCCTAATTGCAGCCGCTTTAATTGCGGTAGTGTCAGGCTCAGATGTCTGGAACTCAGGCCAATCAGATACATCGGCATCATCATCAAATACCGCTGGGTCACCTGTTGTTTTGTTGTAAAATATTTTAGTCATAGCAATCTCCTAAACATTATACACTCTCACTAAACCCGCAGCACCAGCACCGCCATTTGCATTAAACCCAACAGTGCCACCACCGCCGGGTGCAACTCCTGTCGCGCCAGATGTGGATGCCCCACCATTACCTGCAAATAATGAATCACATCTAGGAACGTCTGAGTGACTACCGATTGCAGCACTAAAACGTTTACCCGCACCGTTTCCTGCACCAAACACAACAGGATTAGAACCTCGACTGTTCGCACCTGCAAAAAAACTTGAAAACCCAGATGGTATAACACCTGAAAATGTAACGCCTGTAATTTCTGTTCCTGTTATACTTAGGCCAGAAGCAAGAGTATCAGAGGATGATATTAACACAGTTTTCATAAACGGACCAAGGTCTGAGCTTGCCGATGAGGGGCTAATACCCGCTGACGTTGCAAACGCATTGCCGCCATTTCCGCTTGTTAGCGTAAAGCTGGAAGCTGTTGGGTTTGTGCTTTGAGTAGTTCCCGCAGAGGTACGCCCAGCAGCGCCAGCACCGACCACATATGACCCGCCATTTAAAATTCCAGCTTTGGCGTAAATTAACATTGCTCTACCGCCAACGCCGCCCTCATAGATGTTTGAGTTGTCAGACCGAGAGCCGCCGCCGCCGCCGCCAATGAGGTACACCCAGACAAAGGCATCGTCACTTAAACTGCCTTTGCTATATGTTCCTGATGACGAGAAGGTTGTTGTTGGGCTTGCCCAATTACTTGGAAAAACAATCGCTTCAAATCCTGTGCTAACCGTAGCCCACGCCGCTGTCGTTCCGTTAGATTGAAGTAATTGTGTGTTAGAGCCTATGGTCAGTGGTGCCGCTACACCTGATGAGTTGCCTACTTGTATAGCCCCTCTAGCCAACGCGCCTACAGATGCGCCCGTAGCTGTTATAGTACCGCCAGCCGTTAGGTTAGCAGTTGCAGCTAAAGTAGTAGTCCCGTCAGCTACCGTAGCCACTGTAGCGTTAGCGCCGTTCTTGATTACAACGTCTGTGCTGCTACCATCGCCCTTGAGAACCAAGCCGTCAGAAGCTGTGGTTGTTACAGAGGATGACGCAAATCCTGCAAGGTCTCTAGCTTTGGTCATGTCTTACTCCGATTCTTCTTCTTCTTTTGCGGGGGGTGCCACATAGTTAGGATTTGCAGACCAAGTTGTACCGTCAAATAAATATTTACACCCATCCCAATTATCAGGTGGTGTAACACTTGTGTGCATT